GGCACCCGCGGTTGGCAAATCGGTTGCCTAACCATTTCCCCGCCACTCCGCGCTAACCGGGGCCAGGCTGGCCGCACCAACCCCCCCCACGGAACGAACACCCCGCATTGCCGGTGACACCGCCGGCTGGGACAAGTCACTCAGCAACTACCTGCCCGCCGACGGCTGGACGCTGGCCTACACCTGGGTCAGCGCGTCCACCAGGTACACCGCCACGGCGGCACAAGACCCCGACGACGCATCCCGCCACCTGCTCACCATTGCAGCCACCACCACCGCCGCGTGGAGCCCCGGCATGTACGAATGGCGAGCCAGGGTCAGCCACACATCGGGCGATGTCATCACCGTGGCCGGCGGCAGCATGCAGGTCACCCCCAGCTTTGCCACCGCCACCGATGCCCGCAGCCACGCCGCCAAGGCCCTGGCCAATATCGAGGCCTACCTCGAAAACAGCAGCAACCTGGCCGCCGCCGAATACAGCATCGCTGGCCGCCAGCTCAAGCGGCACAGCATCCCTGACCTGCTGGCCCTGCGCGACAAGTACCGCGCCGAAGTCATGCGCGAAAACGCCACCCGCACAGGCGGCCACCCACCAGGCCGAATTTTTGTGCGCTTCGGTGCGTGACACGTAGCCGCCCAACACCCCCAGCAACACCATGCCCAACATCCTCACCCGTGCCTGGAACCGCCTGACCGGGAAACCCGCACAACCCCGCGCCCATGAGCGCAAATGGGCCGCAGCCCGCATGGATCGCTTCACCAGCGAATGGCTGGCAACCAGCCTCAGCATCAACCAAGAGCTGCGCTCAGACCTCGACAAACTCCGCGCCCGTGGCCGTGATCTGGTCTGCAACAACGACTACGCCGCCAAATTCGTCGGCATGGTGCAAACCAACATCATCGGCCCCGGCGGCATCCGGCTGCAAATGCGCGTGACCGATGCACCCGGCCAGCCCGACCGCCTGGCCAACGCAGCCATCGAATCCGCATACGAACGCTGGGGGCAAGCCGCCACGCTCGATGGCCGCCAAACCCTGCGCGACTTGTGCGAAACCCTGGTGGGTGGCCTGCCAAGCGATGGCGAGTTCCTGGTGCAAATCGTGCGCGGCCAGCAGGCCAACAACCCATTCAACTTCGCCCTGCAACCTATCGACGTTGACCGCATCGACACCAACTACAACCAGCTGCTGGCCGGTGGTGGTGCCGTCATCAACGGAGTGGAGGTTGACAAATACCGCAGCCCCGTTGCCGTTCACATTTTCGACGGCCACCCGAACGATGGCGGGCGCAGCAGCCGCCTGCGTCAGCGCCTGCCGCTGACAGACTGCATCCACGGCTTCCGCGTTACCCGCCCAGGCCAACTGCGCGGCATCCCCTGGATGGCTCCCGGCATGCTCAGCTTGCACCACCTGGGCAACTTCAAACTGGCCGCCCTGCTGGCGGCTGAACACGGTGCCAACCACTACGGCTTTTTTACCAGCCCAGATGGCCTGGCCCCGCCCATTGCAGGGGAATCAACTGAAGAAGGCCAACAAATCACCGCCAGCCAGCCCGGCACGTTCGACACCCTGCCTGTCGGCTACGGCTTCCAAGCCTTCGACAGCAAATACCCCGAGGCCAACTTCGGCCCCTTCGTCAAAACCACTTTGCAGCGCATTGCCAGCGGCTGGCGTGTCTCGTACCACAGCCTAGGCAATGACCTCGAAGGGGTCAGCTTCTCATCCATCCGCAGCGGCACCCTGGAAGACCGCGACCGCTGGTCGAGCGACCAGGAATGGTTCATCTCCACATTCATGGAGCCAGTATTCCAGCAGTGGCTGACCATGGCCCTGGCCAGCGGCCAGATCACCATGCCCAACGGCAGCGCACTGCCCCTGGCCAAGCGCGACAAATTCTCCACTCACCAGTGGCAGCCCCGGCGCTGGGAATGGGTCGATCCAAAGGGCGACATGGATGCAAAAGTGCTCAGCGTCAAAGCCGGGCTCATGGCCCCACAGGACTTGTGCTCCAGCATGGGCTACGACTTTGAAGACGTGCTCACCAGCATCAAAGCCGCGCAAGACCTCGCCAAAACCCTGGGTGTCAGCCTCACCGCCTACGACGCAACGCCGGGCGCAGTCTCAGCCACACCCAGCGCAGCCCCTGCGCCTGCGGGTGGTGGGAAATCCATTGCCTAGACATTTCCAAACCAGCCCAGCACCATCCCACCCCATGCCAAACCCAACAGCCCCACAACAGCCAGCCAAGCAACTGCGCGACATCAGCGGCAAAGCCCTGCGCAGCCTGCAAGTTGACCGCGCCAACATCAACACCGAGTTGCGCACCGCCACGCTGTCATTCGCCAGCGAAACCCCATACGAACGCTGGTGGGGCATCGAAATTCTGGATTGCACCTCCACCAGCATGCGCCAAAGCCGCCTGCTCAGTGGGGCCAATCTGCTGTGCGACCACAACACAAAAGACGTGGTCGGCGTTGTCGAATCTGTCGAAATCGGCTCGGACAGGGTAGCCCGTGCCGTGGTGCGCTTTGGGAAAAGCGAGCGTGCAGAAGAAGTGTGGCAAGACGTGATTGACGGCATCCGCCGCAACGTCAGCGTCGGCTACATGATCCACAAGGCCCAACTGGTCGAGACCGCAGACGGTGTGGAAACCTACCGCGTCACCGACTGGGAGCCCTACGAAGTGTCCCTTGTCAGCGTACCCGCTGATCCCTCTGTCGGTGTCGGGCGCAGCCTGCAAACAGGCGACACGCCAGAACCCGCCCCCGCATCCACCCCCAATCAAGTCATCACCCAAAAGGCCATCACCATGCCCGAAGTCACCACCCCAGCCCAACGCAACCATGCCTCCGAAATTGCCGCCATCGGTGCAACCGTCAAAGGCGGCAGCGAAGTCGCCATGCGCAGCACCCAGGCAGGCCACACCGTCGAGCAATTCCAGGCCGAGCTGGTCAAACACCTGTCCAGCCAGCCCGTGCCCAGCGCCGACATTGGCCTCACACCCAAAGAGGCTCAACGCTGGAGCATCCTGAAAGTAGCCCGTCACCTGGCTAACCCAGACAACCAGACATTCAAGGAAACCGGCTTTGAGCGTGAGTGCTCCGATGCCGTAGCCAAAAAGTTTGGCCGCTCTGCACAGGGCGTTTTCATGCCCTACGACGTGCAGACAAACAAGCGCGATCTGGTGGTCGGCACACCCACCGCAGGCGGCAACCTGGTAGCCACCAACCTGCTGGCAGGCAGTTTCATCGACCTGCTGCGCAACGCGATGGTCGTTGACCGCCTGGGCACCATGATGCTGACCGGCCTGGTGGGCAACATCGCCATCCCCAAGCACACGGGCGCTGCATCCATCTACTGGGTGGCAGAAAACACCGCTCCCACCGAAAGCCAGCAGACCGTTGGCCAAGTGCTGATGAGCCCCAAGACCGCAGGCGGCTTCACCGACATTGGCCGCACGCTGATGAACCAGTCCAGCATCGACGTGGAAAACTTCGTCATGAACGATCTGGCCACCCAGCTCGGCCTCGGCATCCAGCTGGCCGCCATTGCCGGTACAGGTGCATCCAACCAGCCCAGCGGCCTGCTGACGCGCATCACCCCATCCGTGGTGGGTGGTGCCGACGGCCTGGCCCCCACCTGGCAACACATGATTGACCTGGAATCCAGCGTTGCCATTTCCAACGCCCAAGCCGACGGCATGCACTACCTCACCAATGCCAAGGTGCGCGGCAAACTCAAGGGCACGCAAAAGTTCTCCGGCACCAACGGCATGCCAATCTGGTCTGAAGGCAGCACACCCGTCAACGGCTACACCGCCGCCGTCACAAACGCCGTGCCGTCCAACCTCACCAAAGGCACCAGCAACGGCGTGTGCTCGGCCATCCTGTTCGGCAACTTCCGCGACTTGATGATTGGTATGTGGGGTGTCACCGATCTGATCCGTGACCCCTACACAAACAGCGCATCCGGCGGTGTGCGCATCGTCGCACTGCAAGACGTGGACATCAACGTGCGCAACACCGAATCGTTCGCCACGATGGTGGACGCACTCACCGCCTGATCTGCGCTGGCCGCCATGTTCCAGGAAGACCTGTCCCCGTTCCTCGCCGACTTCGGCCAGCCTGTCACCCTCTTGGGTCGGCAGGTCACAGCCATTTTCGACAACGGGTACAGCCTGGGCACGGTCGGTATCACGGGCATGGCCAGCACGCAGCCCACGCTCACGCTGCCCACGTCCGATGTGCCGCCCCAGATCATCGACTGGCTGCGCTACTACGAAGAGCCTTTCGACCCCATCAATCTGCAAGTCAGCATCAGCGGGCGCACCTACAAGATCGTCGAGCATGAGCCCGATGGCACCGGAATGTCCTTGCTGAGGCTGGAGGTGGTGGCATGAGCGGCAGCACCACCAGCCACGCCCAGGTGCTCAGCACCGTGGTGGCCGCGCTGCGGTCTGCCCCTGCGCTGGCCGCCTGCAAAGTGTCGCCCAACCGCACTCGGCCCGTCAGCGAGAAAGACAACGCCGCCATCGTAGTGCGCCTGATCGGCAGCCTGGGCAAAAACACCACCATGCACTTTGTCGATTGGACAACCACCATTGCTATCGAGTGCATGGCCCGCTCAGCCACCGGCACAGATCCAGCCACCGCTGCCGACACCCTGATCCTGGCCGCCTGGGCACAGCTCGCAGCCATCAGCCCGGCAGCCGTTGGCTGGATGGACAGCGGCCTACAGCCCGACATCGCCTGGGACTACGACGAACAAGCCCAGCCCCAGTGCAGCGCAACCATCTTGCTCAACGTGCAGCACCGCACCCCAGCCAACAGCCTTGCCCCCACGCCATGACCACCCCCGCCAAAAAGCCCACCCCGGTGCAGACATCTGCATCACCAGCCACCCCGCCAGCGCCCGACATGGATGCCCTGCCACCAGGCGGCGGCAGCTACACCCGCCCGCCAGACGGCACCCTGGTGCC